AAACCTTGCCCTTTTTTTATTTATATGGCGAGAGAAATCTGCGAAAGAAAAAGAGTAAGCATAAAAATTCCTCAAAAACTTTTAAGAAAATGGTTTTGGACATCTCAACGAGTGCCTCCAAAAATTATCAAAAAATTGGCCCAGAAACGAAGGGTTATTAGAGACGCAAGATTATATTTGCAACACGTTGAGAGCGTTATAGATAGAATAATGCGAAAAAGGTAGTAATTTGCAACACTTGACAAAATATCTTTTACTTTAAGTAGCTATATATATTTATTATTTATTATTTAAAGCTGGAGTAGGGATATGCCGAGATATAGACCAGAAACAGAAAAACTAAAAGCAGAACAATTCATAAAAAGTTATGCTAAAAGTGGTTTCAATCAAACTCGATTAGCCCAAAAAGAAGGCATAAGTCAACCTGCTGTCAGTAAACGCCTTGCAAAAAAATATGTGCAAAAAACTCTTGCAGAATATCTTGAAAAGCATTTTCCAAAAAGCTACATTCAAAAAAAATTCAAAGAAGGTTTAGAGGCCAGTAAGGTAATCGGTTATTTGAATAGCAAGGTTGACGGAGTCCAAAAAGTATCTGATGAGTTTATAGAAGTGCCAGATTTACATTGCCGACATCGGTATCTGGTTACATTGCTGGAATGTCAAGGACACTTGAAACATAACGGAAACAATAAAGGGATTACAGTAATCAATATTGTCTATGGCCATAGAACTCAACCTACTTATAGCCCCATACGGGCAGACAGCACAGAAAGCAAATCCGCCTAATCCAACGCAACAAAAAGTTTTGGATTGGGTTGATAGAGTGCGGGCAATGCCTGTTTCTACACAAGACTACATTCCAACGTTATATCTCCAGGGTGGCGTTGGTTCAGGCAAGACCCGGGCTTTCCTTGCACCGGTTTTGGAAATGCTTACACAAATCCCCAAAATTCGTATTCTCTGGGGAAGGTGGGACTTTAAAGATTTGAAATTATCCGTGATGGATAAGTTTTTTGAGATTTTACCGGCGGAATTGATTGCCAGTAAAAACGAGCAATACCATTACTACGATATTAGAACTCCGCAGGAGCCGAGCAGAATTTATTTTAATGGGTTGAAAGATTTAGGTGGCTTAGGTTCACAGGAATTTGCTGTCATTGTGATTACAGAAGCTCACGAAATCACAGAGCAAATATATCGGGCGCTCAAACGGAGATGCCGTCAAGAAGGAATGCCGATAATGATTTTGATGGAAAGCGAAGCTCCAAACGATGACCATTGGCTTGCTCAAATAGTTAACCCCATAAAAGACAACTACGACCCTGATATTGAAAAATGGGAAGTCTCAACTTATGAGAATTGGCATAATTTACCAGCTGCTTATCGTGGCTCATTAGAGCGAATGCCGGAAGGCTGGAAAAAGAAATATCTGTATGGACATACAGGATATATTCCAGACGGCAAGCCTTATTACTCCGGCTACAAAGAGCATATTCACGCAGGAGAATTTGAGTATATTCCAGGCAGGGTTTTTCATTGTGGCTGGGACTTTGGTTTTCATCATCCCGCAGTTTTGATAACTCAAATAGACTTTCAAGATAGATGGATTTGGTTACGTGAAATCATCGGCACAGATATTACTATTCAGAAGTTTGCCGACTTTGTAAAAGAACAGCTTAATTTTTATTATCCTGGGGAAAGCTTTATTCACTATGGCGACCCGGCGGTTACACAAAAAAATGATAAATCAGAAAAAACCTCTTGGGAGATTTTGCACTCAAAAGGAATTTATCTGCGTTACAGACAATCTACATACCGAGAGAGAAAAGAAATTATCGAGCAAAAATTATCTACTTTAATCGGAGGAAAGCCAGCATTACTTCTCGATAAGCGATATTGTAAAACTGCCAATGAGGGTTTTTTAGGTGGTTATCATTATCCGGTCCGAAAAGAAAATTTACCCTTTGACCACAAATACGAGTTGCCCTATAAAGATGGATTTTATGAACACATTATAAACGCCGGAGAATATATTGCTGTCAATTTATTTAGCGCGCTAAGACAAGGACAAAGAGAAGAAACAAAAAATTTACCACGCCAGGCAGTAACAGAATACGCTGTCTTGGAGTATTGAACAAGGAGGCACTAAAAATGAGTAGTAATTTCTGGACAACAACCTTTAACCGGATGGGGCTGGAAAGCAGTGAAGATTGGATGTATGGGCCAGGAATCTCACGACGCAGAAAAAAAGAAACACCGCCACCTGCGCCACCTGCAAAATCAAAGGCAGCTACAACCGTCAAAGATGAGGCCACCAAAATCAAAGAGGATGAAGAAAAAAGATTACGCAGAGGCCGACGTAGATATACCACAATTCTTACACGTGGAGAAGAATCTTTAGGTGCGCCTATAACCGCCCTTAAAAGATTGTTAGGGGAATGAAATGAGACTAACAGACCACGATATTGTAATTCGGCTTGATGCTCTTAAGAAGAACAGAGTTAACTGGGAAAGCCATTGGCAAGATTGTATCAAGTATTGCATTCCTGCCAAAAATGCCGTTTTAAACAAAGGCACACCAGGGGCTAAAGTTGCGACTGATATATACGATTCTACAGCAATTGACGCATCACAAATTCTTGCAGCAGGGCTACACGGCTATTTGACTAACCCTTCAAGTCGCTGGTTCTCATTAGGCCTGCGAATCAAAGAATTAATGAAAGATGTTGAAGCCAGAAACTGGCTGAAAGAGTGCGAAGAAACTATTTTTGATGTTCTAAATGCTTCTAATTTTAATCAGCACATTCACGAAACCTACATTGACTTTTCGGTATTAGGAACTGCTTGTTTGTATGAGGAAGAAGACGAAGAAGAAACAGTCAGATTTTTCGCCAGGCCGTTATCTGAAGTATATATTCTTGAAAACAACAGAGAACGAGTTGATACAGTTTACAGATATTTTTCTCTGACAGCCAGGCAAGCTTATCAAAAATGGCAGGGTAAGGCAGGGCAAAAAGTATTAAATCTAATTGAAGCTAAGAAGTTTGAGGAGCCAGTCGAATTCCTGCACGCTGTTTTCCCAAGAGAAGAAAGAGACCCCAGAAAAAAAGACGCAATCAACAAGCCGTATGCCTCGGTCTGGATTGAGCTTTCACAGAAGCAAAAAGTGTATGAAGGCGGATATGATGAGTTTCCGTTTTTCTGCCCCAGATTTACCAAGTTATCCGGAGTGGTTTACGGCTATTCTCCCGCAATGATAGCTTTGCCGGATATTAAAATGTTGAATGCTATGTCCAAGACGATTTTAAAGGCTGCTCAGAAGAAGATTGACCCGCCTGTAATTCTACCAGATGACGGATTTTTACTTCCTTTTAACATTTCGGCAGGAGCGGTTAATTTCAAGCGGAGAACTGCGATACGGCGTGCATTCTTTGCGGATATGTTCTTAATGTTGGCAATGCTTGATAAACAGATGACCGCAAAAGAAGTTACTGAGCGGGTTAATGAGAGAATGTTAATCCTTGGTCCGGTGCTTGGCCGACTGATGAATGAATTGCTCGACCCCATTATTACCAGAACTTTTAATATCCTGCTAAGAGGCGGCAAGTTGCCTCCGCCACCTGCTATTTTGCAGGGTCAGGAATACACCATTGAATATATATCGCCATTGGCACGGGCGCAAAAGATGGTTCAAATTCAAGCTTTAACAGAATTGCTTGCCATTATCCGCGAGATGGCTGAAACCATTCCAGATGTGCTGGATAATATTGATTACGACAAGACGGTCAAAGAATTTGCAGATATTTATAATGCTCCTGAAATCTTACGAAGCGATGAAGAAGTTAGGCAAATCAGGCAGCAAAGATTACAGCAAGCACAAACACAGCAATTTTTACAAGAAGCTACACAAGGGGCAGAAGCGATAAAAACAATTTCAGAGATACAAAAATGAAAGAGGTTAAGATATGGCAGAAAATCTGGATAAGCTGAAAGCGCTTAAGCAATCGTATAATTCAGCGTTTTCATCAGAAGCCGGACGAAAGGTTTTAGAAGATTTAGAGAAATGGTGTTATATCAAAACAACCACCTTTCCGTTTAATACTCCTGATGCTCTTTTACTTGCCTTTAATGAGGGCAAAAGAGCGGTAATACTCCATATCAAAACAATGATGGAGTTTGACATAGAACGTTTGAAAAAGTTAATGGAACTACAAAACCAAGGAGGTGCGTAATGTTTTTAGAGAATC